CACGAACGAGCGCATGGCGAAGCATCCCGAGTACGAGAGCAACCGATCCAAGGCCTACCTCGAAACCTACAACGCCGAACTGGCGCAACTCCTGGAAGATAAGGAAGTTGATCCGATTGAGCACGAATCCAAACCCGATGAGCAGGACGCCAAGCACCGCCAGCAGGCGCTTGAGCAACTGAGTCAGCGACTCGCACAGGCGATGCAGGCTGCGCAGACGGGCGACCCGCAAGCGCAGCAGGCTGCGCAGACGTTGCAACAGCAGATTCAAGGGATCCAGTCGCAGCCGACAGTCATGCTGCACGATGTAACGGTAAAGCGCACAAAACAGGCCGCTCAGGTGCGAATCGACCCGGTTCCGCCGGAAGAGTTTTTTATCTCGCGCGCAGCCAAGAAGATCTCCGATGCGCCGTTCTGCGCGCACGTCGTGGAGCGCACAGTCTCTGACCTGCGCGCTGATGGCTATAGCATCGAGGACGACGAATTGCCGGCCGATGACGCCGGTATGGTGGGCCGCTCAATGGAGCGGGCAACACGCTGGGGCTACGACGACAGCACCGCTCCATACCCCAACATGGCAGAACCACCGTCCGACGCATCCATGCGCCGTGTTTGGGTGGTCGAGGCCTATCTTCGCGCCGACGTGGATGGCGACGGCATCGCCGAATGGCGGCGTGTGCTGAAGTGCGGCCAGAAGATTCTTGACAACGTGGAGTGCGACGGGCCGCCCTTCGTGGCGGTGACGCCGATTCCGCTCCCCCATCGCTTCTTCGGCCTGTCGATTGCCGATATGGCAATGGAAAGCCAGAAACAGAAGACGGCAGTGATGCGCGCCGTGCTGGATAACCTGTATTTGCAGGTCAACGGTCGCTATTTCGCGGTCGAAGGCCAGGTCAACCTGGACGATCTTCTTACCAGCCGACCCGGCGGCGTGGTGCGTGTGAAGAATCAAGGGGCCGTTGGTCCGCTGAATCAGGGCATGGCAGACATGCGCGACGCGTATCAGCTCATGGAATACATGGAGGTCCAAAAGGAGAATCGGACGGGATTCACGCGCTACAGTCAGGGCGCGGATTCCTCAAGTCTGAACAAGACCGCGACCGGCATCAGCATCGTGACCAACCGCGCCGATATGCGCGTTGAGTTGATCGCGCGCGTGTTTGCTGAGACCGGCGTGAAGGATTTGTTCGTGCGCATGCTGGAGCTGGTGTGCCGGTATCAACAGCAGCCGGCCGAATTCCGCCTGAATGGCCGCTGGCTAAACATCAACCCGCGAGAATGGCGGCATCAGTTCGATGTGACGGTGAATGTGGGCCTGGGCACCAACGACGCGGCGCAGAAGATCAGCCAGATTCAGCAGCTCATGAACGTGCAGAAGGAACTGGCGATGGCCGGCACCGGAATCGTTGGTCCGAAGGAAGCATTTCACTCGGCATCTGAAATGGTCAAGGCGCTGGGCTACAAGGACGCTGAACGGTTCTTGAGCAACCCGGAAAACGCTGAACAAGCGCCGAAGCAACCCGACCCGGAGCAAGCCAGGCAACAGGCCGAAATGCAAAAGGAGCAAATGCGCATACAGGCTGATGCGCAGAAGTTCCAGGCACAAACGCAACTTGATCAGCAGCGCGCCCAGTCAGAAGCGCAGATGGCGCAGGGAAAAGCCGCGCTTGATATGCAGATCGAACAGCAACGGATGGCGCTTGAGCAAGAAAAGATTCAGGCACAACAGGAATTAGACCGCTGGAAAGCCGAACTTGACGCACAGACGCGGGTCGCTATCGCTCAGATAGAGGCGGAAACCACGCTAGAAGCGTCCCGCATGGCAGCCGAAAGCAACGTCGCCAGAGATCGGGCGGCCCAGGCGATAGCAACTCTCAACCAATTTGGGGACATTTAATATGCCAACATTTAACAATGCCGATACGTTAAATCTAACGCTTGATTCAGACGATACGGTCACATTCAATGGCGTCGCAGATATCACAGCGACGCCTGTCGGTTCATCGTTCGGACAGACAAGCCGGTCCTACGGCGCTCAAACCATCGGCCCTTTCGGCAGGCCAACGACATTATCAATCGCATGTTTATCCGCGGGCAGCTATACGCAGAATAGTGGCTATGTTTCTGGTGATCATGGCGCGCAACATCTTGCCATGCGACCGCCTAATGGAACTTGCGTAGTCCTCGCCCAAGGCGCAGTCCCCTCCGGCATCGCCTGTACCGGATCAGTCGCGGCAAACGGCGCGCTGACGCTCGGGACGGCTCTCCCCACGACCTACAACGGCGGAATCTGGCTGTATTTCCCCGCTGGCGCGGCGTATGCTGGCAGCGTGGCGGGGAACTACTGGTGTGTGATGTCCAGCACCACGGCGGGCACCATTTACAACACGCTGCTGGGGGCTTCGTGGCCGACGATTCCGGCGAATCCGACTCCGATTGTTGCTGCCGGTCCGGGGGCTTATACGGGGTCAACCGCAGAAATAACGCTGGCGACGGTCACTGTGCCGGGTGGGATGATTGGGCAGAATGGCCGTCTACGCTGGAGTCTGAAAACAACACAAAATAACAGTGCAAACGCTAAAACGTCGGGCACTAAATTGGGTGGTACAGGTTGGTCGTATGGCATCATTACATCGGTCAGTTTTAGCGCGACGATTAGCATGGCAAACAGAGGGCTGGCAAATAACGTCTGGCCGCGAACAAACGTCGTAGAAGGGGCGGCAGGAGCCACGATTTCTGGGGACTTTACAACTATCAATACTGCGATAGACCAGATAGCGGCGTTTACAGGCACTTGTGCAGCCGGTGCGGGTGCTGACTATGTGATTTTAGAATCCGCGCTTGTGGAGGTTCTCCCATCATGACCATCAAAACTTTTCCCCCAACCGCAGCCGGTGAAGCCGCCGCCAACGCCGTCGCCGGTCCGAAGAATCTCGTCTTCACCGGCACAGGCTTCGAAGCGAGGACAGGCGCGGATTACGTCGCACCGCTGACGTCTAATCGCCGCATTCCCGCCAGTGATTTCCGCGACCGTTTTACAGCCGCCGAGCTGGCGGGCGTATCGATGCTGGCCTACTCCGGCACAGGCGATGTCAACACACAGTTGCTGATGCTCAAGGTCTCCACCAACCGCGACGGCATCGACCTGGATGCAGCCGAGACCATCGGCGGACTGGATTACCTGGTCTCCAAGGCGATCCTGACCAATGCGCGCAAAGCGGTGATACTGGCGTAATGGACGAAGAAACCCGGCTATTGCTGGAAGCGGAGCGTGCGCGTCAGGCTCAAGACCTGATCGAGAACCCTCTATTCGTGGAGGCTGTCGAAACGTACCGGCAGCGATTGATAACCGAATGGACGGCCAGTCCGGCCCGTGACCAGGAAGGAAGAGAACGATTATGGCTCATGCAAAAAACCCTCGACGTGGTGCAGCAGCACCTTCGGGAACTGATGGAGACGGGCAAGCTGGCGTCCCTGCAACTGGAACAGCGCCGGACGCTGAAGGAGCGGGCGCAAACGATATGGTCAGGGCTGATGTAATGCGCTGGGCAGATGTTCAGCGTATTGCAGACGCTGCAGAGGCAGCAGAAGGCGGGCATGGTAGACGCATCGTCCGCGTGTTTTGCGAAGACCACAAAGCGCCGGAATTGATGCAAGGAACTTATGGATGTGCCCCCGTCGAACATGGACCGGCCGCCATCCAGTTCAGCGACGGCGAGACCGTGACGCTGTAACCGAAACACTTTTTGCAACCGCCCGCCCTGGGGAACCGCGGCGGGCTTTTTATTTGGAGTTACCCGCATGGATGAGACCGTCAACCCGCAAGGGAACGAGAGCCCAGCGCCGATGGATGTTGAGGCCGCTTTTGATGATTACCTGAAACGCCAAGCCAACCCGGCCGGCGCAGACGGGGAAAAAGCCAATGCTGAAGGAGCCGGAGACGGCCAACCCGAAGCAGAAGCCGACGCCCAGGAAGCAGCCGAAGCCGAAGAGCAGCGATTCAAGGTCAAGGTCAATGGCGAGGAGCGAGAAGTCCCGCTTTCCGAATTGCTCAAGGGCTATTCTTTGGAATCGGACTATCGCGTCAAGACCTCTCAGGTTGCAGAGCAAGCCCGGCACGCTCAGGCGCAGTACCAGCAAGCGCAGGCAGAGCGCCAGCATTACGCTCAGGCAATCGAGATGTTTTTGACCCAAGTGCCGCAGGTTGCTCCGCCTGATCCGTCTCTGATCGAGGCCGATCCAGTGGAGTACCTGCGCCAGCAACGCAGTTTTGAAAACAGCATTGCTCAGCGGCAGTACGCGCAACAGGAATACCAGCGCGTGCAGCAGATACAGGCCTATGAGCAGCAGCAGGCCATGCAGTCTTTCATCGCCCAGCAACAGGAGGCATTGCTTAACGCAGTGCCGGAATGGAAGGACGAAGTAAAGCGCGCAGAAGGCACCAAGGCTGTTCGCTCATGGCTTGGCCAGCAGGGTTTCAACAACGACGAAATATCGAATGTTGCTGACGCCAGAATGGTGCAAGTCGCCAGAAAAGCAATGCTGTATGACCAGATGATGGCGAAACAGACGCAGGCGACACAGAAAGTCGCCAGCCTGCCGCCAAAACCCCCATTGCGCCCCGGCAGCGGAGAGACCTCCGCCACAGACGGGCGCACCCGTGCCATGCAGAACCTGAAGAAGTCCGGCAGCCTAGAAGATGCCGCCAACGCCTTCGCGTCGATGCTGGCGCGGTAGACCCAAGTTAAAGGAGCAAGATCATGGCAGTCCCAACTGGAACCGCACAAACCTACCAGGGCGTTATCAACCGTGAAGACCTGTCGGATTAACTTGTAACGCTCTAATAAGAGTAGTACACTAGTCCCGTTGCTGTTCAGCGGGGAAGAGAATGAATGCGGAAAGGAAATTTGACCCAAGCAAGGAAGAGCTAGAAAAGCTCTACCAGTTCTATTCATGCACAACGATAGGAAAGCAGTTCGGCGTATGTGCCGAAATTGTTAGGCGCCGACTTGTTGAGCATGACATTCCGATCCTGAAGCGTGGAGGCCGTAGGGCTTTCGATCCGCCGAAGGATGTTCTCGAATCGCTATACCAAGAGAAATCAATGCGAGAAATCGCTGATTATTTTGGGGTTGGCGAAACGGTCGTTTTCAAGCGACTGAAAGAACACGGGATAGAGCAGAAGGAACACAAGAATCACCGCCTGAAGGTTGGACGGATATTCTCAGAAACGCACAAGCAAAACCTCAGCAAAGCGAAGAGGGAGATTGCAGCGTACGGCGAGAAAAACCCGAACTGGAAAGGCGGTTTGACGATTATTCACCGTCGTGAGCGTGGTAGTTGGCAGGCCAGAGAATGGAAAAAACAGTCTCTTGCAAGAGCCAACAATCAATGTGAGCGGTGCGGAGTAAAAGACAATTCAATGTGTGAATGCTGCGGAACAAAGGTCAGGTTGCATGTGCATCACATCAAATCGTTTGCGAAGTTTCCAGAGCATCGATTCGATCCGCAAAACAGCGAAGTTCTCTGCCCCAAGTGTCACTATGCTGAGCATCAAATGAAAATTGGGTGAATTGCTGGAAAACCCTTAGAGCCAACAGAACCACAACGTAGCTGGCAACGGCAAGCGTGATGGTTTGAAAATCTGTTGGATTGGGCAATCAGCAGCCAAGCCGCATATGTAAGCCGAGAGGCCCAGGGATGCGGAAGGTTCAACGACTAGGCGGTGAGGAAACAATAACCCGCCCACGAGCGCCCGACGCGAAAGCGATGATGTAGTCTGGGCTGGCATGAAAGTGCCAGAAGACAGGATAAAGAGCCTGTCGATAACAACACCGATGGTCTACATGATTTCCCCCACTGAAACTCCGTTCTTGAGCGGTTGCGGTCGCGGCAAAGCGACGGCAGTGCTGCACGAATGGACAACCGACGTGCTCGCCACCGCTGCGAACAATGCGCAGATCGAAGGCGATGACACTTATACCGCTGCCGGAACGATCAACCCCGGCGTTCGGCTGATTAACCGCACGCAGATCTCGCGTAAAGTGGTGCGACTGTCCGGCACTCAGCAGGCCGTCAATTCTGCCGGCAACCTGTACACGATGGGCAAGCAGATGGCCAAGGCTTCTTCTGAGTTGAAGCGTGACATCGAGTTTTCTCTGATGCAGAACACCACTGCCGTAGTGGGCGCTGCCGGCACGGCTCGCCAGTCGCGCGGCTTGGAGGGTTGGATTGCCACCAACAACAGCTTTGGAGTCGGTGGTGCGGCACCTAGCTACACCGCTGGCGGCGGTGTGGGTACTGCGCCCACCGACGGCACTCAGCGCGCCCTGACTGAGGCGCTGCTGAAGACCGTGCTGAACAGTTGCTGGACGGCAGGCGGCAATCCGGACACCATCATGGTGGGCGGCACGCAGAAGCAGTTGTTCAGCAGCTTTACCGGCGGCGGCACCCAGATGGGCAACCTGGATGACAAGAAGCTGATCAGCGCGATTGACGTGTACGTGAGCGACTTCGGCACCTTGAAGATCGTGCCTAACCGCTTCCAGCGTGCCCGCACCGCGTTCATCCTGGAAATGGCGAAGTGGAAGGTCGCTTATCTGCGTCCGTTTACCACGGAAGACCTGGCGAAAACAGGTGACTCCGATGCCAAGCATCTGATGGTTGAATACACGCTAGAAGCAGCCAATGAGGCAGCGTCCGGCGCGGTGCGCGATTTGACCTGATCGTCATAGCAGTACGCAGTAACCAAGCCCGGCCGGGAAACCTGCCGGGCTTTTTGTTTGGAGCACCCATATGTTTGAAGACTCGATATCTGTAGTGAAAACGGGCGCTGTAATCGCCTTTACTGGCGCATCGGCCAACATTGCAATCCCGACCGACTCGTCAGGAACACTGCCCAAATATGTGCGCGTGGCAGCAAATGCGGCGTGCTACGTCAAGATCGGCGCTGCGGGCGTTGCCGCAGCAGCGGGCGATGTGCTGGTGCAGCCGGCCGATGCGGTAATCATGAAAGTGATGAATCAGCCTTATATCGCCGCAATCCAGGTTTCAGCCGGCGGAACGGTGCAAATCAGCCCGCTCGAGGACCGCTGACATGGGCCAGGTGCTGACGCGCATTCACGACACAGACAACGGGCTTACCGTTGAGCGCGTGCAGGACGTGGAGCCGGTGCTTGATGGCTGTCATGCGCGCCGGGTTTCCGGCATGACAGGTTCCAGCGAGATGCGGCATGTCGCAAGTCTTCCGCTGGTGCTAGTTGAACGCTACTGCAACACCCACGGCATTACATTCAACGAATTCATGAGCGACACAAAGCACGCGAAGGAGATGGTGAATGATCCCGCGCTGGCGGCGTTCCGTATTTGGGAGGGCAAGCTATGAGCATCCTGAATTACACCGACCTGCAAAACAGCATTGCCGCCTGGCTACATCGAGATGATCTCGTCGCAATCATTCCTGACTTTATTGCGCTTGCGGAATGCCGCATGGACGCAGATATCGACTCTCGGATGATGGAATCGACCTATTCAGAAACCATTACTGGTGGAACTCCCAATATTGCTCTACCAGATGGGTTGCTTGAACTGCGTCGCGCAAAGATCATCACGGAGCCGGCAATAACGCTGAAATACATGACGCCGGACCAGATTTCGCAGCGTTACCCAAATTCGCTCAGCGGTCGCCCGGCCAATTTCACAGTCATTGGCGCGGAGATGATCCTCGCGCCCACGCCAGACGCCGATTACACGATTGAGATTGTGTACGAGGAAAAGATACCCAGGTTATCCAATACCAACGCCACGAACTGGCTTTTGACGAAGCACCCGAATGCGTATCTGTTCGCCGCGCTGTCTGAAGCTCATCCCTATTTGATCAATGATGCACGCATCCCGTTATGGGATGCGAAATACAAGGAAGCTGTCATCGGGATCAATTGTATTGATTGGTATTCGGGATCCACCATGACGGTAAAGGCAATGTAATGCCCATCGTGCCGATCATTGGGTTTGCGCCTGATTCAGAACCTACCCGGCAAGGCGTATTGCTTTCCGTTGGAAACCTGATCCCAACAGTGCGCGGAACTTATTCCGCTGCGCCATCGCTCACTGATCTTGGGATTGCAGCCTTGCCTGCGGCATGCCTCGGAATTGCATCGCTGCTCGCGCTGGATAACTCCAGCCGCATCATTGCCGGAACACAAACAAATCTGTACGAATTGAGCGGGGCAACCTGGACAGACCGCTCTCGCGCGGGCGTTTACGCCACGGGCGGGTTTAAGTGGATGATGGCGCAGTTTGGCAACTTGGCGCTGGCGGCCAATAAATCATGCACGCTGCAATCCAGCAGCGGAGCCGCATTCGCAGACGTGGCAACGGCCCCGAAGGCATCAATGATCGACGCTGCGCAGGGGTTTGTCATGCTGGCAGACACCAATGATGGGACATATGGCGACTCGCCAGATCGGTGGTGGTGCTCCGGCATCTACGACTCAACGGTCTGGACGCCCGCCGTTGCCACGCAATGCACAACAGGACGGCTGATTGATACCACCGGCCCGATCCCGGCCATGAAGGCGCTGGGTTCCAACTTCGTCGCCTACAAGGATTCCTCTATCTACCTTGGGCAGTATGTCGGAGCGCCTATCGTATGGCAGTGGAATCTGATACCTGGAAACATCGGTTGCCCAGCGAAGAAGGGTGTCGTCAACATCGGAAACGCGCATGTGTTCATGGGCGCGGAAGATTTCTATCTGTTTGATGGTTCACGTCCGCAGCCCATCGGAGAGGGTATGCGTGACTGGTTTTTCGGCTCCGAGTTGTTGGGATCGTACAGATCAAGCGTGGAAGGCATCCATGACCGCACGACCGGAAACGTCTGGTTCTTCTACCCGTCAAGGAATGGCGGCGGCGCGCTAGATGCTGCGTTGGTGTGGAATTCGCGCAGCAGTAAATGGGGCCGCGTTTCGATCAACATTGAATCAGCGATGGAATACCAAACGCCTCCCATATCGTTTGATGCAGATTCAGGAACATTCGATGCGTCTGCGCTGGCGTTTGATGATCCATCACTGGCGTCTTCAGCGCGCATGCCGTCCGTGATCAATGCCGGACATTCGCTGAACAGCATAACCGGCGCTGCGCTTGATTCCAATCTGACGACATGGGACATCGGGGACGACTGGCAGTTTTCTACCTTGAGGCGCGTGCGCCCACGGTTTATATCCGCACCGACGACGGGGATTCTGACTGAGCACTTCAGATCCGCGCCGAATGGCGCCCTGCGGTCTGATTCTCCGGTCTCTATGTCCAGCACGCGTCAAAGTTTTGACCTGCTCAGGCAAGCAAGATGGCACAGGATGGACATGGCATTCACCGGCCCGGTTGAGATTGCCGCGCTGTCGATTGACCTGGTGGCCGGGGGGACGGAATGAACATTGATCCGCGCCTGCCGATATTGCCGGCAAATGCCGATAGTTATCAGCGCACGCTGTCCATGCGGCTGAACGATGTGCTGCGCGATACGCTGACGCAGGTGGGGCTGCTGCAAGCTGGATCGTTGTCCGGCCGCAGCAACCAGCGCACCACCGCGCCGACAGCAGGAACCTGGGCGCAGGGCGACGAAGTGAGGCATTCCGCACCGGTAGAAGCGGGAACGGTGGGCAGCAAATACGTGGTGCTGGGCTGGGTGTGCGTCAGCGGCGGCACACCGGGAACTTGGCGCGAAATGCGCGTGTTGACGGGAAATTGAGCATGGGCTTGCTTGACGACGAAATCAGCCAGTGGAAGCGGTCTTTCGCCTTGCTGTCCACCATTAATCCAGCAAATGACGCCTTCGACCCGGCCCGACGCGACTCTGCAGAACTGCTCGCTGGCATTGCGCCCTGGGCGATTGCCGCACCACTGAGTTATGGCCTGTTGGGGCGCGACGATGGCCACTGATCTCGCCTTCGACTGGATCAACCCGGTAAACCTGCACCACGTATGGCCGCGCATCCGCGAAGGGCTGGAGAAGGTGCGCGCCAACACGTCCGAAAACTGGCTGCCGGAAGACATCTACGCCGCCATCAAGGCCGGTATCAGCCATCTTCATGTCGGCATGCTCGGTGAACGCTATGAGGGGTTCATCGTGACCACCCCAAGCGTGGCGGCAGATGGCCCGGTGCTGCACATCTGGGCGTGTTACTCGGCTGCCGATATCGGGCTTTTGGATGATGGCATCGAACAGATTGAGACCTGGGCGGTCGCCATGAACGCCAAAAGAATCACGTTCCACAGCCCGCGCAAAGGCTGGGACAAAGCCGGTGAGAAGATCGGATTCAGGCCAGTTTCAACCATTTACGCAAAAGAGGTGAACCCATGAGCGGCGGCGGAAGCGCACCATCAACGACGACAACGATCAGCAAGAGCGAACCGCCGGAGTACGTTAAGCCGTACTCCATCGAGATGATGAATCGCTCCGCAGAACTGGCGAACAACCCCATCGCGCAGTATGGCGGGCAACGGATTGCCGGGATGGATTCACGCCAGCAGCTTGGTCTCGATATGACCACGCAGCGCGCGATTGCAGGGTCTCCCGTGATGAATTCGGCGAAATCGAATATGCAGTCAACCCTGAACGGTGATTACCTCGACGCCAACAGCAATCCCTACATGGCGCAGATGGCCAAGACTGTCGGCGACGATGTGCAGACGCGCATGGCTGCGATGGGGCGCGGGTCTGGCAGCGGTATGACCAATAGCGGCTGGCAGGAGGCCACAGCCAGAGGTATGACAGACAGTCTCGGAAACCTGTACGGACAGAACTATGCCAATGAACGATCTCGCCAGATGCAGGCCGCGCAATTGGCCCCGCAGTACGCACAGGCGGACTACCAGGATGCGCAGAACCTGATCGGAGCCGGCGACGCTTATCGCACCTATAACCAGGACTTGCTGAACCAGCAATATCAAGACTGGCAGACGGCTCAGAACGCGCCCTATCAGCAACTCGACGTGCTTGCGAATGGCATCCGCACCAGCATGGGCGGTGGCGGCACCAATACCAGCACGGGGCCGAATCCGTATCAGGCGAACCGCATGGCCGGCATGATTGGCGGCGGATTGGCCGGCTACGGTATCAGCCAGATGGCTGGCGGTAATCCTTACCTGTATTCCGGTGCTGGCGCGGTCGCTGGCGGTTTGCTTTAAGCACTTTTAGGGGCAAAAAATGGCTGATGGTGGCGTGATTTCTGGGCCTTTGATGTACGGCGCTTTGGCAGGCGCAGCGGGTGGCGCGATGTTGGACAAGAAACATCCTTGGCGCGGTGCGTTATTGGGTGGTGCTGGCGGGGCATTCGCTGGACCTGCATTGGCTGGAGCGGGCGCGGCCGGTGGCGGCGCGGCAGCAGGTTCAGCGGTTGGATCGGCAGAAGCCGCAGCAGCAGGCGGTGATGCACTGATGTATGGATACGGGACCGGAGCAGGCAGCGGTGCGGTTGCCGGTTTCAATGGAGCAGAAGCCGCGCTGGCGGCTCAGGCAGGATCGCCATACGCACTCACTGAGGCGCAGGCAATGGCGCAATTTGGCGGCAATGCGGGCGCTGCATACCCGCTATCGACTGGCGGTCAGATGGCTGCTTTGCAGGGTACGCCACAAGCCGCCTCTGCTGCGTCGGGTGGCATCAATGGCATGCGCGGCGCGCAGATGGCCGGCATGGGGATGCAGATGGCCAGGGCAGGGCATCCGCAGCAATCCGGCATGGTTGCGCCGCAAGCACCGATGCAGATGCCGCAGCAATCTCAAGGGGGCTCATTCATGGCGAACAGCCCCTATGCCAACACTCAAGACCCGTATACGGCCATGATGTTGCGCCGGTACAGCAGGGGCTGATCATGCCGGGCAGCGTTCCGTTCTATCCAAGCCAGAAGTACATCCAGAAGGGATGGAAGCCTGAGCAGGTATCGCTTGAGACGCTGGCCGCACTGGCGAAGGC